ACTGAGAAGGACAAATCGGTAGCGCCATTTGAGAATCCACCAATGTCATCGGCAGATATAGTTACTATCTCTCCTGAGGTATACCCAACTCCAGGACGATCAATCAAAACCTTCCTAACACCATAAGTATCTCTATAAACAGTGAAACTGGCTTGAGTACCAACACCAGTGGTTGTTTTTGGTCTCACATCTTCATACCAATCTGTTGCATTGGTATCACCACCACCAGTCATTGTTCCAAGACCAACAATATACCCACTAACTTCACCACCTTGCCACCCAAGATAGGTCATTGCCTGTTCCATCTGGGTGATAACATCAGTTGCCGCCCACCCAGCATTTACTTTAAAAGTCTCTGTAGTAATTGCCATTTATCCTTATGCCTCCAGTTGAAGAATGGTGAGGTTTGCAGTAATTGTTTGTGTCGAACCAGATAGGTTTTGTATGGCGACGTAGATTTTATTTGTAACAGGTTCATCCATATTGCCACCAATAGCAAACGGAGTAATTATCTGTTGAGTTGAGATGCCTGTAGTGACAACCTCAGCAATCACACCACTACCAGGTGCTGGATCTTCTCCAACACTTCTGGTTACATCATTTAATCTAGATGCACTATCAGTATATAGTCTTATCCACCCTGCTGTAGATAGACCAACCTTCATCAGAGCATATGACTTTTGACCAATGATATCGGTGTTGCCAATTCCAAGATTTGCAATCGCTGTTGTCACTCCGCTGACAATAGTTCTTGACTGAGCACCACCACCAGCACCAGTGACAGTAGCAATGCCAGCAGAGGCAACTACATTCAAACCAGAAGCAAAGTTAATTACAGTAGCAGCGGCACCAACACTGACGCCATCATCCTCAATGTTAACACCAGTACCTGCAGCAGTTACATTTAAAAGTGCTGAACCATCAATGGCAGGTAATGCTCCAGTCAATTGTCCAGATTGAAGGTTTGTAAGACCAGATCCAGATCCAGAGAATGTTGTTGCGGTAACAACACCAGCAAGGATACCACCAGAAGTAATAGTGACTGCAGAACCAACTAGTGCAGATGTTGCATCTAACTGCCCATAAACACTAGCACCAATCGATGTAGTCTCAAATCTTGGTCCAGGTGATCCTCCAGTACCATAAGATAAAGACACACCACCAACAACATTAAATGATGCAATATCAAAAGCAGCATTAGAATTGCTAAGATTAATTCTATCAAATGCTCTAATGTAAAGATCTCCAGCTCCTATCTCATCAATATAAAAATCTGTTCCATTCTCGTAGAGTTTACCCTTATCTCCAAATAGAACCTGATTAGTTCCATTTAATTGAATATTATTTGCAAAGGTTGATACTCCAGTTACATTAAGTCGATTGAACCCAGAAGTATTAGAAGTATCAATTCCAGCAACAGATGCTGTAATTGTTGCTATTCCAGAAGAGAATACAAGATTTGTTCCAGATGAGAAGTCAAATGTTGCAGCAACTCCAACTGGGGTTCCATTGCCTCTTATCTCTACACCAGATCCGACAGCAGTAACACCAGTAAGAGCAGATCCATCAAGAGCAGGAAGAGCACCTGTTAACTGACTTGCAGGAACTGCGCCATAAAATGATGTTGCAGATACAACACCAGCAACAGTCAGTGCTTCAGTAATAATTGTGGTCTTAATTCCAACATTACCACTGGAGTTGATGTACTGTCTGATATTACCTTCACCATCAGAGAGAACAATATTATTAGATGATGTTCTGAGATCTAATCCATTTTGATTACCACTATATGCACCAAGAAGAACATTATAAGATCCAGATGTCAAATTCTGTCCTGCTCTATCACCAATAGTCGTATTATATTGACCAGAAGTTACACCGTATTGTGCAAGTTGTCCAAGAGCAATGTTATGTCCCGCACCAGCATTGTTGGTTCCTAGTGCCTGGTCACCAATAGCAATATTAGCAGCACCATTACCACCAGTTAGGTCACCAATTTTTATATTCTCTCCACCAGTCCCAAACTTAATTCTAGTTGGTGCGCTTATCTCACCAGTTAAAACAATGTTACCATCAATAGAAGCATTACCTTTGATGGTTAACTTCTCTGTTGGTATGGTTGTTCCAATACCAACAGCAGATGTTGTGCCAATTCCAGCAACTCCACCCTCAAAGAATCCAGTAGAACTACCAGTAAATGTAGCAGTAACAATAGCAACATTACCAGTCTGCTCAACAATGACGTTAGCACCAGCAACTACTGAGGTAATTCCTGCAGTTGTAATACCAGTTACATTGGAAGCATCACCATATAACTTTGTGCCAGTTATAATACCAGCAACGCTAATATCAGATCCAATTCCTAATGGGAATGATACAGATCCACTTCCACTAAAAATTCTTATGGACTGTTGACTATCTGGAGATAAGATGTATCCAGAAATTGCTTTTAGACTTTGTGCTGTAAGTATTCCAGTAAACTCTGCGTCATTAGCAGCAAACTTTGTTGCTGTAAGAATACCTACATTAAGGTTTGGTGTTCCAGTTAATCCTGCTGCAGCAGTTGCAAATCCAGCAACAGGTGAATAACTAGCAAATGGTGTCGATCCCGCTACAGTTGCAAAACCAGAAATCGCTGCATAAGTAGAGACACCTACATTAATACCTGTAAGTTCTGATCCATCTCCAACAAATAAAGCAGCAGTGATAACACCAACAATAACGCTAGGTGTTCCTGTAAGACCTTGAGCATTAGTTGCTACGCCAGCAGTTACTGCGTAGGTAGAGATGCCAGCGTAAGGAGCAAACGCTGCCTCTCCTGCTTGTGTTGCATACCCAGCATTAGTTGCAACTCCAGCAAAAGATGCATAAGTTGATATACCAGCATCATCAGCATAGTATGAAGTCAACGATAATGCACTTAAATATGAGACTGTAGATAGTCCAGATACTTCCGCATAATTGGATGTTAAGGATGCTACTGAAACTGTAGCAACTCCTGCTAATCCAGCATAAGTCGAGACTCCAGCAATAGATGCATAGTCCGAAACGGTAGCAACTCCAGCAGACTCACTGTAAGTTACTACGAGACCATCTGAAGTTATACCTGATAAAGTTGTTGATAGTGCAAAAACATCAACGGCAATAGAGTTGATAACCTGCCGTTGCTGTTCAAAGGTTGAACTTACTCCTACATTAAAAGCGGGCATAGCAATTCTTATCTCCTAAAAAAATAGGAGGGATCGCACCAGGCAACCCCTCCATAACAAAGTATATAATCTCAAATAATCAGTCGAGGCTGACGTTCAGAGTAACTTTGATTTGGTCACCATTGTTCTGAATGTTGTAAGGACCGTTTGTGAATCTTTCAGAGAAGAAGATGCTGCTGTAAAGAGTTGCACTTCCGATACCTGTCAGAGCAGGGATGGTAGTAAAGGTCGATGTATCTTCGGTGGTATGGATAGTGTAAGTACCAGAGGTTGTTGTGGTGTTAGCAGCACCAGCAGCAACGTAAATTACATCACCAGCAACCAGACCGTGAGTAGTAGCACCAACGCTCACTTCAGCATAGTTGAAGTAAACAACGTTACCAGTAGCGTTCTGAATGTTGTTCTGCAGTTCGCTGCTCAGGTAAACTCTACCAATCTTCTCATCAATACCAGTAATGGTGGTGTTAGGAAGAATAGCAGCAACCTCACCGCCGATGTTGCCATGGGTGACACCCATACCTACACAGATATCTTCGGTAATCTCTTGATAGAATGTAGCAACACCAGATACTGTTCCAGTGTTCTTTTTATCAAGAACGATTGTTGTGGTATTCATGATACCAACAACTCTTGCACCTGCTGCAATACCAGCACCAAGAACTCTCTGTCTGGTGTTAATACCAACATTGCTTGATACGGTCAGAGTAAACTCGGATCCAACACCCGCAACAGTTGGTTCTGATGAGAATGGGAACAGTGTGATGAATGACTGTCCAATAGTACCGCTGGTTTGTGCCTTAGCAATAGTTAAACCAGTACCAACGTTAACTGCGTGCTCAACACCGTTCAGAGATACTGGCAGGTTATTTGCTCTAATGAGATAATAACCATAGATGTTGTTAGCAGCAGAAGTAAAGGTAAAGGTCTGCTCAGGATAAGAAGCAGTGGTTGTACCAACACCAAACTCAAGAGGTTGGTTAGAGAAGGTAGCGGCGTTCTTTACAGTAAGAACGATTGTGTTACCATCAATAGCAGCAACAACTGCGTTGGATCCGACGTTACCACCACTTACATAGTGACCGACAGCAATATTGGAAACAGATGATACTGTGATTGTATACTCGTTGACGTTACCACTGCCAGTAGTGGTAGCGATTGGGTTAAGAATGGTTCTTACGTTCCACTCACTTCCATTAAGAAGAATTCCATACTGTCTGGAATAATCCTCATCATGACGTGCATTGATGATGGAAGGATAACCTGTGGAAGGTTCTGTACCATATCCTACAAGACCTGTAGAATCATATGGTTCGTAATAAGCTGACTGGGAAGGAACATCAGTCTCAGTGGGAACTGTATTGGAGGTATACAGTTTCAGGATAAGATTTCTGGGGATATTTCTGTTAGAATTTACCAGATATCTGAGCGACTGAAGTTCACCGTTGTCGGATACTAATAAAGCCATCTGAGCGGACTCCTAATGAACATTTGTTTCCTATGATTTATTTATAAAAAAGAATAACTTCTATTTCAAAGGTTAAGTCTTAAAAATAAAGAGCACTTTGTAATCCCCGTACAAGAAACTACAGTGAAATCTAATATGTCTCCCGCAACTACTTCTGAAGTCCAGGTAGAAAGTGATTCGTCTCTATTTTTTGATTGATTGGATAGTCTTGGATATTCACTTCCAACTATAGAGGTTAAGTTGTCTGGATAAGTATCAAATTTATCCTTCCTAATATCTATAACAATTGATCCTGTATCCCCAGAAACTATTGTCCAGGATTCAATTCTTCCAGATACATCAAGACCTAAAGATCCTTTTACACCTGGAGTAATATCAAAAGAACCATTATCTAAAACAAAATTAATTGTTCTAGTGAGATCAGCAACAGTCCTAAGAGCAATCCCCCAAAATTCATTAGTTCCAGGGGAACCAATGTTTGGTGCTGGTGGATCAGTAAAGATTATAGTACTTCCAGATACGGTGTAATCTGTACCTGGATCAAGTATCCTATCGTTTAGAGATATAATTAACTGTTGAGCATTGATTGGTGTATATGGTTCACCATCTACTGTCAGATCAAATACTTTCTTTACACCATCAAACTGAGGACCAATATCATCTAATATTAAATTGGTGTATTGTACACTCTTAGATGGTACTTCATAGTTAACGCCAATATTATATTCAGCAACACCATAAGTAGGATCGTCATCTAAAGTGATTATATAATCTGCCATTAGAAACTAACTCCAGGATGTACTAACACCATTCCAGCGATTACTTTTGTCTTTGTGCCGTTGGAAGACTCAATGAATACATCATATACATATCTACCCTCAGTCAAAGTTGCCGTTACGGAATCTGACATAGAGATTGATATTCTCCCCTTTGCCCTATCAAGGAAAGTAACATCAAAGTCATACTTTTTAACAGCAGTATAATGCTTCCGCATTTCGCTGAAGGCAGTATAACCCAACAAATTAAGTGGGGTGGTGTCCTTATTCCTGACCGTAAAGTTTACACTAAAATCTGCTCCTTGTTCAAGCGTCAGATTCAAAGGTACTGCTGCCATTTATAATCACGCTGGGTTTCATATATTTATGTCACTTCAAGACTTTGTGTGCTGTACCATCTCCATCATAGTCATCCGATTCATAATAAACAGTCTCACCTTTGTAAAAACCAAAAATGATTGTCACAATTACAAATGGTATTGAAGCGTAAAGTAATACGTGTCCTAATGTCATGCTGGATAATCCCACTTAGTAATTTGATCTGTCTTATGCTGTGGTCCCCAAATACCTTTATGATAGATGAAGGGAACCGTTCTAATCGAACACTTATCACCCGTACAAAGAAGATTGTCTACTATTCTCCACGATTCCATTACTTCATCAGCATGAACAAAGTGGGATTGATCTCCATTGATAGCATCATAGAGAAGCTTCTCATAACCATCAACACCCAACCAATCAGGATATCTATGAGTGAGTGTTGCTGGTTCTACACCTTCACCCATACCAGGAGTTTTGATATCCATCATAATATCAAGGTGTGCGTGTGGTTGAAGTCTCATTACAATTCTATCGTTCACCTCACCCTCAAACAATTGTTGCGGTGGTGCTTTGAACTTGATAACAACTTCTACGCACTGATAAGGCATACACTTACCAGTCAGTACGCGAAAAGGAACTCCCTGCCAACGCCAGTTATCGACATATAGAGAACCAGCGACGAAGGTAGGAGTATTAGACTGAGGATCAACACCGTCCTCATCACGGTAACCAATGTATTGCCCAAGGATCGTATCCCTCCCTAAACGAGTAGCAGCAAGAACTTTAGTCTTCTCACGACGAATCTCTCTTGCATCCATTTTGCAAGGAGGTTCCATAGCAATCAGTGCAAGAACCTGAAGAACATGGTTCTGTAACATATCACGAACTGCTCCAGCAGTATCATAATATTGAGAGCGTCCATCACAACTAATAGTTTCAGTTGCAAAGATTTGAATCTCTTCTATGTACTGCCTGTTCCAAAGTGGTTCCAATAATATATTGCTAAAGCGGGTGGCAAGGATATTATTAACAGTATCTTTACCGAGATAATGGTCAATGCGATATACTTGTTTCTCGCGTAAAGATCCAGCCACCACAGATTGTAAACGATCAGCAGATTTAAAATCGTATCCAAAGGGTTTTTCGATAACCACCCTGGAGTTCTCTGGGTCGTTGAGTCTTCCCGATTCTTTGAGGTTGGTAATAGCATTTGCATACCTCTCTGGTGGAACTGATAAGAAGTACGTATTATCGTCTAGATAATCTGGCAAATGACAAAGGGTTTCTACATTATCAAGATCAGCAGAGATAAAATCAAGATGATGTAAAAACTCTTCTGGGTAATCTCCCAGAGATGCTTTCCATTCCTTAGCACTAGGAGATCTTCTAGAGCACCCAGTAATCAAAAAATTATCTGGCAAAAGATTTTTTTTCCAGAGTTTGTAAAGTGCTGGAATTAATTTTCTTTTACATAGATCTCCAGTAGCACCAAATATTACAATGCCACTAGTGCGCGGTTCCGTTTCCATTATAGTCGTCCGAGTCGTAGTATACCGTATCACCTTTAAATCTTCCAAATGCAAGGGTGGCACATACAAAAGGTATTGCCAAGATTAGAAGAGCATTTCCCAATAAATTTTCCATCACTTAAACTCGTCTCTGGTGTACTTGTAGGGTAGAGATGCTTCAAGAATCTCTAGAAGTTGTCCATACTCACGATATCTTCTATCGCCAGCAATGAAGTGATGCTGACGCTTCCAGATAGCATCAATGAGAAGTTCTGTTTGTTCGTTAGTAAGATTCATTCTAGTCGAAAATTGGTTTTACAGGTAGTTCTGATTTTTCTTCCCTGACTGCTTTCATAATGTGCTTAGGGACACCATAGTAACCCATATGCATCCACACACAGTCAATATAACGAAGATCTTCACGGTCTGCGTCAAGGGTATACATGTCGCAGTATTTAATAATGTCTTGTGGAACCTCAATTTTTTTCCAAGTGATAGGTTCTTCAATAAAGAATGGTATGGTCATTTTTTAAACTTAGGGTTTTTAGTTGGCCATGTTAGGTTCATTGCCCATACTAGCACAAAAATGAACCCAAAGATGAATAAATG